AACAAACGCATCTAAAGATATGCACTTCTTTTTTATAAAAAGAATACAAGATGTCGGAGACTATACAAATGCAACCGATGTACCGTTTAGATTTGTACCTTGCATGGTATCTGGACTTGCGTATTATTTATCACAAAAATATCAACCACAACTAATTCAAGCTACAAAATTAGCTTACGAGGATGAGTTTGCAAGAGCTTTAGCAGAAGATGGTTCAGCTTCTAGTACATATATAACACCAAAAGCATACTATCCAGGAGCATAATGGCAAAATACGCAACAGGTAAATACGCAAAAGCAATATCAGATAGATCAGGTATGGAATTTCCTTATATAGAAATGGTAAGAGAATGGAATGGAGCTTTTGTGCACGTTTCAGAGTTTGAGCCAAAACAACCACAGTTAGAACCAAAACCAATGAATGGTGATTCCATATCTTTAAGAAATGTTAGACCAGATAGAACTGAACCAGTGGTTGCTGCAATGTTAGGAAATAATCCTTTTTCTACCACGGCATCTTCAGCAACTATAACTGTAACTGAAAATAATCATGGACGATCTAGTAGTGATACTGTAAGGTTTAGAAATGTACAAGGTAGCCCTGGAGGTGTAGCATTTTCTGTATATGAAAACTCTTCAGGATTTAGTATAACAGTTACAACTGCAAATAAATATACTTTTAGTTTAGGAGCAACTGCAAGTGTAACAGAAGACGGAGGAGGACCAACTGTGTCTGCAGGACCAGTTACAATAACACCATGATAAGTAATATTTGGAATTGGATAAAAAATATATTTAAACCAGAAAAACAAGATCCACATCTTGTTTTATTTGAGGAAGTAAAAAAACCTAAGCCACAGCATTGTTCTAGTCATTTAAGATTTAGAAAAAGTTGTTCAGCTTGTCAGGAGATAGTAGCATAATGGCTGGATTGAGTGCATCAGGATTAAAAACACAGATTAAAAGTTACACAGAAACAGACTCAAATGTTTTAACAGATTCTGTTTTAGAAAATATAATCTTAAATGCACAATATAGAATTTTTAGAGATATACCTATTGATGCAGATAGAAAACAACAAGATGGTAATTTAGTTGCGGGTCAAGAAACAATTAATTGTCCGGCAGGAGCAGTTTTTATTAGAGCTATCCAAGTTTATGATTCAACATCAGCTACAACTGGAGCAAATATTTTTTTAGAAAAAAAAGATATTTCATATTTACAAGAATATATTCCATCAACTGAGTCTGCTAAAAGAGGGCAACCTAAATATTATGCGATGTTTGGTGGTGCTACAGGAGAATCTGATACCACTTCTGGAAGAATAATTCTTGCTCCAACTCCCGACACTACTTATAAATTTAGAGTTCATTATAATGTAGCTCCTGCACTATTGGAGAATAATGACACTAATTATATTAGTTTAAACTTTCCAAATGGACTATTATATTGCTGTCTATCTGAAGCGTATGGGTTTTTAAAAGGTCCAATAGATATGTTGACTTTATATGAAAATAAATATAAACAAGAGGTACAAAAGTTTGCTAACGAGCAAGTTGGTAGAAGACGAAGAGACGATTATACAGATGGTGCTATTCGTATTCCGATAACCTCAGCAAACCCTTAGGAGAAAAATTATGGCTATATCATCAGCAATTTGCACAAGTTTTAAACAAGAAATTTTAGTGGGCACACACAATTTTACTGCGTCTAGTGGAGATACTTTTAAAATAGCTTTATTTACAAGTTCAGCATCTCTAGGTGCTGGAACAACTGCTTACTCAACATCAAATGAAATTTCAAACACATCTGGATCTGCTTATTCTGCAGGGGGTGCAACATTAACAAGCGTTACACCAACAACATCGGGAACAACTGCATTTTGTGACTTTGCAGACGTAAGTTTTACTTCAGCATCTTTCACAGCTAATGGTGCATTAATTTATAACGACGATCAATCTGACAAAGCTGTTGCCGTTATTGCTTTTGGCGGTGATAAAACAGTATCAAGTGGAACATTCACAATTCAATTTCCAACAGCAGACGCATCTAACGCTATTATTCGTATAGCATAAGGAGGACATCCTTATGTCAACTACCTGGGGACAAAATTCTTGGGGTTCTAACTCATGGAATTCTAATGTTGTTACTGTTTCTTTAACAGGTGTATCTGCTACAACATCAATAGGCGATGAATCTTCTTTTAACGTAGAGGGTTGGGGTAGACAAGAGTATGGTAATTCAGGTTGGGGTGTAGAATACTCTGTAAAACCTACAGGTATTTCCGCTACAACTTCTTTAGGATCAGTAGTAGCTGCTCAATTTATAGTTCCAAATATCACAGGTATAGAGGCTACAGCTAGTTTAGGTGATTTATCAATAAACACTGTTGTTGAAGTAGTAGGTGTTTCTGCAACAGTGTCATTAGGTGATGCAGAAGAATTTAATGAAACAGGTTGGGGTAGATTAACTTGGGGAACCGCAGATTGGGGAGAGGGTGCTGATGAATTAGTAACTCCTAGTGGTATAGAAGCAACATCTTCTTTAGGAACAGTTGTTCAAGGTATCAGTGTTCCTTTAGAAATGGTAGCAGATCCACCATCTGGAGATCAACTTTTAAAATTTGCAAGAACTAGTGTTGGTAATCTTACCATTGTAACGGAAGAAATTACAGTTCTTACAGGTGTGTCCTCTAGTTTTGCAACACCAACAATGTCCTATGTTGGAACTTTAGTTGGTTGGGGTAGAGATGCATGGGGAGATAATTCTTGGGGAGAATCCCCTAATGAAATTGTTACTTTAGTAGGTCAAGATTTAACTTCAAATGTTGGTACGATAGCTCCATCTGACGTGGTTGGCTTATCTGGTCAACAAGCCACAACAAATGTTGGATCCACAACTATTAAATTAGATTCAACTGCTGCAATGACGGGTCGAGCAGTGACAACAAATTTAGGAACTTTAGGTTTAGAGTTTGGCCCTGCATCAATATCTGGAGTATCTTCTACATTTAATGTAGGAACATTAGGCTTAGAATTTGGTCCAGCGTCAATTTCTGGTGTTTCAGCGACAACTAGTGTGGGTGAGTTAGAAATTGATGATTCACAAATAATTAACATAACAGGTGTTGCGTCTACGTCCGCAGTAGGATCTATAGCCCCTGCAATAGGTGTTCCTTTAACAGGAATAGCTTCTACATTTTCAATTGGATCCATATCTCCTTCAGATGTAATTGGTTTGACTGGATTACAAGCTAATTTTATAGAACCTACGATTGGAATACAAGCCTATACAAATGTCAATACAGGATCAAATAGCTCTTATAGTAATGTTGACACTGGTTCTAATTCATCGTATAGTAATACATCAACAGGTTCGAATTCATCATATTCTAATGTTGCAACTGGATCAAATACAAGTTATACTGACGCTGCATAGGAGATAAAAATTATGGCATCTACATTTTCATCTGATTTAAAATTAGAATTAATGGCTACTGGTGAAAACGCTGGTACATGGGGAACTAAAACAAATACAAATTTAAACCTGGTACAACAAGCAGTTGCAGGTTATGAAGCTATAAGTGCAGCATCTTCAGATGTTACTCTTGCAATGTCTGACGCAACAATTTCAAATGCAAGAAATGCCACAATAAAATTAACGGGAACTTTGGCTGCTAACAGAACTGTTACATGTCCAGATAGTATAGAAAAAGTTTATAACGTAATAGATGGAACTGATCACGCAGGATACACATTAACTTTTAAAACAGCAAGTGGATCTGGAGTTTTACTTTGTGAAGGTAATTGTTATCTTCTTTATTCAGATGGAACAAATGTTGTTAAAGCAAGTGAGTACGCTAAATGGAGAACTGTTACTGCTGCTGAAACTATTCAAGCAGGGGCAAAATTATTTGTAGATACAAGTAGTAGTGCTTATACAATCACACTTCCTGCATCACCTGCAGTTGGTGATGAGGTTCATTTTGTAGATTCAAGATATACGTTTGATTCTAACGCATTGACTGTTGGTAGAAATAGTTCTAAAATAGCAAACGCAACAGCAGACTTAGTGGTTAATACTGAGGGTGCAGCGTTTGGATTAGTTTATTCTGGTTCAAACGTAGGATGGACTTACACGGAGAAATAATATGGCAAATTACGAAGCAACGAAATACGATTTTTCAGGAGCGAATCTTACAGGTATCGAGGGTATACCTACAGCAACTATTGTTCCATGGTCAGATTCCTCTGTGCCAACAGGATTTTTAGAATGTGCTGGCGCAGCAGTTTCAAGATCAACTTACTCTGCGTTATTTGCAATTATCGGTACAACTTATGGTGCAGGTAATGGTTCGACTACTTTTACTCTTCCAAACTTAGCAGATAACGTAGCAATTGGAAAATCTAATAACAAAGCTTTAGCATCTACTGGTGGTGCTAACACAGTTGCTGCAACTGGAAATATCGGTGGAACTACAGCAAATGCTTCTTTATCAGTAGCTCAACTTGCTGCTCACTCTCACAATATGAACGTTGGTGGTAGAGCTGCGAGTCAAAACCAACTTGACCAAGATTTACCTGGTCAGGCTCCTGAAAACAAAGAAACAAACCAAACAGGTTCAGGTAGTGCTCACCAACACAATATGAGTGCTAACTTTTCAGGAGATTCAACGTCAGTGCTACAACCATATTTAACAGTAATTTATATTATAAAAACATAGGAGAAAAAATGGCGGCCAAAGGAACTTGGACAGTAATATTTGAAGATAAGTTAATAATTAAACAATCAGAATTAGCTTCTGGTAACCAACCTGTTGGTCATACAATAGATGATAATGATTTTTGGAACAATCCAGATTATTCAAATTTTTGGGCAATTCAATATCAAACTTCAAATTCTTCAGATGAAGTAGAATTTAAAGACGAAACTCCTAACGATACATGGGCTAGCACTGGTTTAGATTTTCAACCATTTATGGACAAATGGGAAGCAGCTCATTTAGCTTACTTACAAGGTGAATGGGACAACGATAATGTTGTGGATGAGGAAGGAAATCCTGCAGAAACCCCAGAAGAAAAAATAGCTAGATTAGGTGAAAGACCTAGTTAATTTATTTCATAAAAATTTGCACAGAAATTCTAGGTATAATTGGACTCAAGACGGGGTTTACTTTATGTTGAATTGGAGCCTTAACGATAACTAAAGAGTTACCCACATAAGGTAAAAAACTAAAACCATTTTCATTAGAAAACATAAACTCACCACCCCAATTTTTATTCCATCTTCTATTTATGTAGTAAGTTGCTCCATACTTCCAATCACCATCATTGTGCCAATTTATACCTGCACCTTTTTTCATGTAATGAATAGTTGTAGACATATAGTCTACATCTTGTAATTTAAAATATACATTGTGTGAAACTAATGTTTTTAATTTGTCAAAAGGTTTATAATTACTT